CTTCGGGGGTTATCTTTTAACGTTGGATACTTACGAAAAATCTCGATGTTTATTCTCTGCTCAGAGCATCGTAAAATAATTCCGGAACAGGGGTGAGGAGAAACACCTGACAAACTCAACTATGAAACCCCAATAAAATTTCATGACAGCGGATGTACACTGTATAAAATGTACTTATAATAGGAGACGAGATCTATTGCATATTAGTTGCATGTGAACTTACCTGTTATTTAGGAATCTATGACCTGAGAAACTATGCCGTTACTTAACTTGTGAAGCCTCAGAAGAAAACTGGAATTAAGACCTTTGCATTTTTGCGGAGACTACTCGATATAACTTGCCGAGAGTTCTCTCCTTAGACCATGATTAAAACTTTCTTTTATTTTCTACTGCCTATTGCTTTTTAGGTAGTTCTTTTCCTTCCTGTGCCTTAGTTAATTTAATACCTAGACGAATCTTAACTTTATAGCATATATTTTTAGCGGATAAAATGGAGAAATCCTTCCCAAAAGGACGCGTTTAAATATATGTATTTTAAAATTAAGAGGATCCTGTGGGAACTTTTAAATTTTGGCGTAATTTTAATGGCACTTTGCCCCGTGATGAATGGTTAATCATCAAAAACCCATAGGTTTCTATGACTATGGGTGTTGTTCTTGAACATAGAAAACCTCCTATTTCAATTAATATGGCGACATGTAATAGAAATAACGTTTGCGGATTCGGACCCGCATCTTCGGCCTCTCCGGCGACCCTTGTGGAAAATGGAGACAAATCAACCAAGCGTGAAATTTCACGCAAGAATCATGGCTACAGCAATAAGACCATGATTCAACAAGAGCAAGATCTCACTATCGATCAGCTCTTGGAACTTCTTGAAGTAGGTTCGCTGGTTTCAACGAAATCGGCACCTGCTGTGGTTAGACCTCGTAAACTTACGAAGCACTCTAAACACGCGAAGTTCTGTGGCAAGAGCCACAAATGGGCTATTTGCCCATACAACCCGGAACGAAACGCACCAGGCATCATTTGCCCAGTGTGTCAGAGATATACAACTACTCTGCGAGATTTTGGACGTTGTAAACAATGTTTATACGGAAGATCTTTCGCTGATGAAAGACGTGACAAGATGTCACGTTGGGAAGCTCAAGCACCTGAGGATTCATGGAATCCCATTACTCGAGCGAAGACAGCTATCAATGCGCGTGTGAAACCCGTGGTTGATTACGCAAAAGAAACTGTTGATTCAGTAGCTGACAGTATTAAGACTACTGCCAGTGAATTCCAATCTCTTGGCGCTAAGGCGAACAACATTGTTGATAGCCTTACAAACTTTATTGCTCAATTTCCTGAGAATATTCCGGGATCGGATGAAATTCTCAGCTTTGCAGCTGGGCTTATTGCTGTTTTTACAGTCTTTAAGTCGACAGATTCTCTAGCCGCTCGCCTTGCGAGTGCTGGACTTTTCCTGTCACGTTACATCTCTGTAATGTCTGTCCTTGAATGGGCTGTAGAAAAATTCTCTCAAATGCTACCAAGCATGGTTTTCCTTTTGGATTACCTGTGTGGTAAAGCACGTGGGTGGGTCGCTCAAGGACCCGCTGATGGATTACTTATTGCTAGTTCTGGCCTTGTCAGTATACTAGTAGGAGTTTTCCTGAAGAAAATCCCCGCAAAACAAGACTTCGATTCTATTCTACGAAGAGTAGACTTGTTTCCGAAAGCTATTCGTGGAGCTAATGACATTTTCGCATATGTGAAAGCATTACTCACCACTGCAGTTGAAGAAACTTGTTCCGCTTTAGGAATTAAGAATCCCCTCCAATCAGGACTTCCCGAGGAAGTCACGACATGGATGGAAAGTGCACAGGCACTTCTGACAACAAAGATGTCGGAATCTACCTATACAAGTGCATTTGCTGACAAAGTCATGAACTGCTATGTTCAAGGAACAATAGTAGTCAAGAATCTCAATCTTGCACGAGCTGACTCTGCTGTGGTACGACATGTATCATTCGTTCAGAGTTCAATCTCATCATTGAACAACAAGTTATCCCATTTGGGATTTACCTCAGGACCGAGGGCCGAACCACTCATGGTTTACCTTCATGGAACTTCTGGTAAAGGAAAATCAGGACTCACTGTTCCCTTTTTCATTGAACTTGCAAAGCATGATGAATCTCTAGATGCCACTGAGTGGCAAAAACTGATTTACATGCGATGCGCGGAAAATGAATATTGGGATGGTGCTAGAAATGATCAACCATTCTTGTGCTATGATGACTTCGGTCAACAACGAGACTCTGCAGCCAATCCAAATGTTGAGCTTTTCGAGATCATTCGCCTTGCGAATATTGTCCCGTATCCAGCTCACATGGCCTCTCTAGAAGAGAAAGGTAAAACTTTCTTGCACCCTCGGTGCGTGTTGCTCACAAGCAACTCTAGAAGACCAAAAATTGAATCCCTAACTTACCCGGACGCCTTCTTTAGGCGAATGGATATCACTGCTGAAGTAGATATCAAAGATGAATTCTGCATGGACAAGATCATGCCTGATGGCCGAACTATTCGGACGTTGGACACATCAAAATGTCTCGCAGCTTTTGATCCAAGAATCTATGAATTCAAGATTGAAGCCGGTGAAACAATGGATTATCGACAATTCATGACCTTTGTAGCAACGAAGTATGATGAGCGAATGGTTAAGGGCGCTAAAGTTCTCCGAGAACTTAACAACCTTACCAGGAAATCAACTGATGACATCTATACCGCCATTGCAAATGGTACCTTAGATGATATGGTGAAAGAATCTGCCAAAGGAACTCCCTGGGAGTGCCAAAATGGTATGGAACTTGACCCGTATTTTCCAAAAACTGGGAAAAGCTTTGAAGACGTCTACACTCTTTGTGATGACGTTGTATACAAGTGGCGAACAAACCTGATCGCCCCCTCTGAAGACCTACTCGATGAAGTTAAAGCTACCCATCGTCAACTCGTTTGGTGTTCGTATGCTTCCCAAGAAGCAGAAAAACGCAATCTGATGATGGAGAAACTTGACCATGTCGAGATGGAAATTGCTGCTGCTATTCCTACTTTCAAGAATGGAATTGTACCTTCAACCATTGTTGGAGATATGTATAAACTATTCTTGTTTGGGAAATTGCCAGCACAACTATGGCCTGAACTTTGCAATGAAGATGATATGGAGATCTTATCTTATTTCACTTCTCAGCAAAATGTTATGTTCAATAACGTGATCTGGACCGAACAAAACTTCCAAGAAGAGTGTTGGGATCCAGAACAAAAATGCTTCAGAAAATTGACGAACTTTGAAAGTTTCACACACTTCCTTGAAGTAGTGAACAGACTTGTTCCGATCTATTTCGCTCCGGCCGCAACGGCCTTGGCAGTGTTCCGCTTGAACGCGGCTGACACCAATGGAGATAGATTTGAATTATCTGCTGTGGCGCGTGCATACAAATGCATGTTCTATGGGCGCTATATCAAGAATCGAAAGATTGATCATGACATCAACGATGTCGTATCTCTTTATGTGAACAAAGGTGCTGGTGAATTTGCTAGCCGATTGAAGACCGTGAACCGCAAGGCTTGCGTTCGGATTTCAAAGCTTTTTGTCAGTACTAGTGACAATTGTAGTAAAGTTGGATGTCCCTTGGACAAGTCCCATTGCTTCACACAAGCACTAGAAAAAGCAGTGCAGGAAGGAATTATCCTGCAACATGAACTTGACGAGCTCAATCAGACTCCATTCTTTATGGAAGAGATTGTTGCAACCGCAATCCCAGAATCTCACGGAGAAACTCTGTGGGAGAAAATCAAAGAAACCTATTTCAAGGTCCACCAAAGGATCTTGATTAATATAGATAGTACGCCCCTCAAGTGGGCATACGTTTTGATTACTGGATACGCAATTCAGAAGCTTTTTAGATTTGTATGTTCTCTGATCTGGACCTCCTTGAGGTTCGGATATGAGAAAATACGCAGTTACTTTTCAAAGGAACCCCTTCAATCTGAAGGAGTTGTGAGTTTCTTGCACACTGAATACAAAGTCATTTTTGCGACCAAATCGATCGACCCCAAGGGTTGTCATTTGTGTCTTGCTGGAAAAGGCTATCCAAGCTATCTTGCTGCTGAAAGTTTTGATTCATGGAAACAGCTCTACCTCTCTAGAGCTGGATTCATAAATCGTTTTGAGTACTGGACTCTCCGAAGGATGATGACATACCCAGAACGGTTTGATCTCAAACATTTCAGACGATTGGAAAGTATCCTGGACGACAAAGTTGCTCCAGGCTTCACTCATGCTTGCTTGCATGGTGATGTAGATACGACCAAGTATTTTCAACGTGACTCTTTTGGAGAAGAAGAAGCGCTCGCATATGAGCGCGAATTCTATTCGCGTTGGAATGATTATTTGACCTCTGAATCTATGTCACTCAAAGGTGATAGAGCTGCCAAACTGAAAGTTGAATCTTTCTCGACAAAAGACCCGCGATCAACCAAGTTGAACGTGGAATCAATGTCTACGAAGGAATCGAGAGCTCAACAATTGAAAGTCGAGTCATTCTCCACAAAGGAGAGTAATGGACAGAAATTGAGAGTTGAAGGGGCTGGAACCCCTGTGAAACAAATTGCGAAATTGGAGAAAATCTGGGCTTCGCTCATCCTTGATGACGATACCCAAGATTTAGCTGCCAATATCAAAGAGAAGATCGACATTTTGCAAAAGCATGTTGATGAATTTTCCTCTGAGGGAAATCCAACTGCTGAAGCTTATTTCGATGCAATGAAGAATATCTATGCAGATGCTAAGATCATGCCAGAAGGTATGGTCGACGGAAATGCATGGGACATAATTTCGAAGAAATTATGGTCTAACCAAGCAATTATGGCCATCCAAGATGGACCAGAAATTTGCAAAGGTATGTTCGTTCGAGGAAACTGTTTCCTCACGTACAGACATTGGTTAGGCACTTGCAAAAGCGACACATTGGAAATGAGATTTTTGGACGATCGTCCATATTTCAAATTCAATCTGAAAGACTGTAGTTTTATCAACTACAACAACCGAATTGGTGAAACCCAAGATCTGTTGATGGTTCAGTTCCCTAGGTACTGCCCTCAATATCCTGATATCACCAAATTCTTCATCGAGAAGGATGCTTTGTCTAAAGTACCCGGTAGAATCGCACAATTGTGTGGTATTTCCGAGTTACCAAACGGACACGCATTATCTCACAGTCTACAAAACCTCAAACTTGAGGCATTGGACAAAGCTGAATATGAAGCCACGGATGGGACAGACTATGTCTGCAGATCCGGGTACACATATGTGGCTGAGACCAAGAAAGGAGATTGTGGTAGTATCCTCATTTTGAGAGATACTGCTTTCGAGAAGAAAATCGTTGGCATTCATACTGCTGGAAGAACTGGCATGGGTTTTAGTACCTGTGTCTATTACGAAAGAGTTATGGAAATGTTGCAATCAGCAACGTGGGAGTCACAATGTGCACCCCCTACTGAACTGATTTCAACTGTTGACATCACAATGCCTGAAGGCGCGTTTTTCCCCTTGGGAAAATTGCCTTTTGCTGTTGGAACACCAAGTGGAACAACATTGCGAAAATCAGCGATCACTGATTGCTGTATCGAGACATTCACAAAACCCGCCCATTTGAGACCTGTTCTCATTAAGAAGGATGGAGAAGAAATTCTCTGGGATCCTTTAATGAAAGGGTTGGAAAAGTGTGGAACGGTTCTAAAACCGCTCTCACAGTCAGTTATGGACATCGTCTCTCATGATGTGGCACGCGTTTACTCAAACGCAACGCCGCAATCCAGAGAGCGAAGAACATATACGATTGAAGAAGCTGTATTTGGTATCGAAGGAGATGAATATTTCAAATCCTTGACTGCATCAACTTCACCTGGATTCCCTTGGGGTCTGGTGAAGGAACCAAGAATGGCTGGAAAGCGCACGTGGATCAATTTAGATGGTCAAAGCCTCACTGAGGACATTGTTTATCATGTTGAGAAGCGAATTGAATTTGCCTCAGCTGGCAGAAGATACCCCACGTTGTGGATGGATCTTCTAAAAGACGAGCGCAGACCAATCGAAAAGGTTGACCAAGGGAAGACGCGAGTTTTCTCAGGTTCGCCTATTGATTTTACCATTGCATGCCGAATGTATTTCGGCGCCTTCGTGGCCGCTCAGGCTGAAGGACGCATTGTAAATGAAAGCCTAGTTGGAACAAATTGTTACAACTTCGATTGGAATTTACTTGGTGAACGTCTTCTGAAACATGGAGACAACATCATTGCAGGAGATTATTCAAACTGGGATGGTAGCGTATCAGCGCAGCTGCTCTTTGCAGCCCTGGACGTTATCAATTCCTGGTATGGAAATGATCCTGAAGGAAACAAAATCAGACAAGTTCTGATGATGGACATTGCCTATTCTACTCATGTGGTAGGAAACAGCGTGTACATGTGGACTCATTCTATGCCCTCCGGCGTATATTTGACGGCCACTGTTAACACCATCATTGGACAAATGCTTATGAGAATTTTCTATTTGGAGAGTGTTCCTAAGGAATACGCCAATATGCAACAATTCGAAGCAAACGTTCGAATCGCCATCTATGGTGATGACAACGTTGTCGGAGTGAGCCGCTTCATCAAGAAGTGGTTTAACCAACAAACGATCACAGAAGCTGCGACTCGGTTAGGCATGACCTATACTGATGAACAGAAAACTGGAAAGGAAGTTCCGCCTACTAGGAGCCTGAAGGACGTGACTCTGCTTAAGAGACATTTCGTTTATTCAGATTCTGAGGGTAGGTGGGTAGGACCTCTCCAACTTCGAACAACCCTGGACATACCAAATTGGTATAGACGAGACAACCCTGAAGATGTTGTACTTCCACTCATAGTGGAATGCACTCTTCGGGAACTCGCCCTCCATCCCAAGCCAGTTTTCCTTGAAAATAGGCGTAAGATTGAGGATGCTATGGTTGCAGCATGCAAGCGCGTACCAGCGATGGCGGATTACGATTCGTTGAGATACTCCATGCTTAATGGATATCGAACTATCACTGGGAAGTACTTGTGAAGTAGCCGATCAAATTTGTCCGTCATGACGTAAAACTGTCACCAAAATTGTGTGGGAATGGATCTCTTAAGTAACGAGCTGTTACGCTTAACTGATTAATCTGAATCTCATCCGTGGAAACACGAGTCACAGGGACTGACCTCCCCATTGCAGGAAGTGTGGTGACTTTAAAATAATAGGCTTTTCTGCCAGCTCCGTCTTTATAGTAGTTTAATACCCTCCTATTTCTTGACGTTAAATGACCGTATTGCTCCAACAATTCAACAAACAAACCAACCGACGACCGAACAATCGACCGACCTACTTGGAACGACAACGAATACGAGTGAACAAGTCTCTGTTACTGAGTTTAAGGACGCCATTGCGCCCGAAACTTCTGTAGCAGCAGTCGCAGCTCTCCACGAGAGCTCTGACGATCTATCAAGCTTAAAGCGATTCTTAATGAAACCTAGAATCGTTGCAACCAGAACCATGTCATCAGCTAGTGGGACATTAGGTGCAGGATCTATTGATTTCTCTACCTTCTTCTCGTTCTTTGACATTGTTGCGAAGATGTACACCTACTTTGGGTGTAGATTTACGATGTGCGCGAAATTGACTGTCAATGTCACGCCCTTCGATTCAGGACAAATTGCCCTGGTCTACATGCCACCGTTGTATACCACGCGAGCTGCAACCACTGTTGCCTTGCGTGCGTATAGACATCTTCCACATGCTGAGTTGGACATCGCAGAATCGACCTCCGTCGAACTGCGTATTCCTTATTACTCACCAAAGCGTTATTTGAAGACCACTGAAGTGGTTACTCCTAATTTATTGGGAACTTTTCAAGTAACATCACCATTGACCAACATCTTTGCTGGAAACTCCTCAGAGTACAAATTGTACTACTGGATTGAGGATGTAGAACTTCTATATCCAACAAATCTGACCCGTTTAATTACGGGCTTCAAGGAGCGGATGTGGGAAGCACAGGGACCTGAGAAACAAAATGTTTCCGGGGGAACTGTTGTTCTTTCGCAGTCCAACTACGACGCTAACTATGGAATTACAGCCCAAGCTGTTCCCATGGCGATGAATGTCGTAAACAAAGAATACACCGATAACCGAACTGACAATTTTTATGAATTGTTTTCAGTGCCATGTCCTATCTCTTTTGGAACGATATCGACTGGCGTCACTGGTAATGCTTTCCAGACTCAACGAGTCGGCCCCTCAACTACTGGGGTGGGAACATTTTCCAAACTGATGCTATCGACCTTGTTCTTCAAGTTTTGGTCCGGTACCTTAAACTACAGAATGAAATTGTTTGCGACCAAATTCCATTCGGGAAGAATTCAAATTGCGTTCATCCCCGGACCTGGAATCACGATCACCAACGTACCATCTAATCTAGATGACTACTGGAATATTATTTGGGACATTAGAGAATCTTCAGAGATTTCCTTTTCTGTTCCGTATATTGACGATAAGTTCGCTACCCTTGGTACTGAACATACCGGTTCCTTAGTCTTCAAGGTTTTGAACCCTATTCAGGCACCAGATAATGTGACACAATTTGTGAGCTATTATTTGGAGGCTTGGGCGGGTGATGACTACACCGTTTTGGCACCTTTCTCTTCGTTGAATCTGAAATCCACGGCATTCCCGCCAGGATTTAGAGAAGCTGAGGATGAGGGTTATGAATCCGACCATGAATACCAAGAAGAAGAAGAATGGGAAAGTCAAGGACCTCCGTCCATTTCTGACAAGAACATTCAGACTCCGACCAACTATGTTAACGAAGGAGACTGTTCGATTAGTGACCTTGTCGCTAAGCCCGGTCCTCCATGCGTTGCAGCACCTTCCACGACTGTTAACGGAATTTACTTCCCACCCTCGGTGGCACAGGTAAAGTTTGATGGTCTTGGAACTGTACGAAATGTATCCAATCTTGTTGTGCTGGCTAACATGTTCCAGTTCTACCGGGGCGATTTGGTGGGTTCAAACCTATCATACACAGCTCTGGACGAATATGGTTCAGCCTTCCCGGTAGCACCTTACGTTTGTAACCTCCGTTATAATGAAGTGTTTCCGGTCAGAGCAACGAGTCCACTCAAGATTCGACGCCTTCACAAAGGCTCGTTTTTCTATGCGTGGTACCCGATCGCCGTCGTTCAGGCCTGAGGTCTCCCTTGGAGATCTAGAGCGAATACTGTGGGAGCAGTATTAAATTAACTCCCCTAGCTTAACTAACTAGCCAGTACACTCGACAGTGTGTGTTGGGTGGTCTTGTGGGTACTCCCTATAGATCACTTTAGACTGTCCGTGTTGGAATCAGAGTCCCTTACTCTCCAACTCGTTAAGCGCAAGGATCCCCTTTTAGCACATTTCCGCATTTGCGGCAGAGAAACTGACAGGCCACTAGAAGCAGTGGCGGGCACTCTGGCTTAGTTTATGTGCAGGAGGATTCCTAGAACATGAATCTCATGGACTTTTGTCCAGACCCTCTTTAGGGTCCCAGGTAACATCTTCCTGGCGTACAGATGCGCACTTAAGGCGTCGAGGCTTCCCGACGTTAAACTGTACGG